CATTTGATATTTACTTAGGTTCTGAGAAAGTAGCAGAATTAAATCTTATAGAAAAGTCCAAAGAAGAATTAAATATAATGTGGATTGAAACTTATGAAGATTATAGAGGTAAAGGATATTCTCAGGCTATTCTAACAGAGTTGATTAGATTTGCTAAGTCTCAAGGTTATAAATATGTTACTCTTGAAGTGCCTGGTAGATCTCCTGATGCTAGACATATTTATGAGAAGCTTGGATTTAAGGATGATGGAGTCTTGACAACCCCAGAAGAAGATTTTTATTGGGGAGGTCTTACTAGAATGAAACTTAAATTGTTTGCAAATATTACTAATGTAACAAGTTTAACTCCATTGAAAAATATAATAACAACTACTACTAGAAAAGCTACCGGACTATCTAATTCTAAAATAGCAACACAAGCAAAGAATGCAGCATTAGATTTACACTCTGTAACTAAAGATGCTCAAAATTCTTTTATATCTCCTAATGGTAATGGATATGTAACTAAAAGTTATTTTACTAAAAGACGTCCTAAAGGAAAGAAAGTTGAGTTTGTAGGAGATTTATTTGGGAATCCTAATCAATTACAGAAACCGAAAGTTATTAATAGCAGCAGTAGTAATAAAGGAGGAAATTCTTCAATTAGTAGTTTAGATGCTAAAAGAATGAATTTAAAACGGTATAATTCTCATAAAACAAGATCTTTGGAAGTAACACCTACTGCACCTGGACAAAATGAGTGGGTTAAACGTGTAAAAACTAATGGACAAGCTAGGTGGGAAAATAATGGGTTATATATTCCTGGTTTTGAGAAATTATAAAAAGAGAAAGGATCAAAATTATGATTAATTTCACAGACCATTTTGATCCCACTAAAAATATAGAAAAAGATTTAGCAAAAGTAGATCTTAGGGATCAATACACATCATTAACAGAAGATGAAAAGATAATGGTATTTCTTCGTCTCAAAGGATTTACACACAGACCTCCAACGATAGAAAGATTATATTCTGATGATTATTATTTAGGTAGTCAGGAATTTTTTGATCATGGAGATGTAATATTTCCTTTTTGGAAAGATGGATTGAAGAGAATTTTTCCAAATGAAGTTACAACAGCAAAACCATTACTCTGTTTATCTGGAGCCATTAATATATCGGTGGCTTATAATTATACTAAAATGCTAGAAAGATAATATAAAATCTAATTAGCAAAAAGGATGATAAAATCCTTTCTCAACGACTAAATGTATAACTCTAGAATGAGAGAACTAGAGATGATATAGTCTGCAATATATAAATAAATATATTAAATAATTTGCGGTATAGGTAAATCTACGGTATCTAAATTAGCTATGACAAATACACTAGCTAGGTTAAGTTGTATGGCTAATCCGTGGAGAACATTTAAATTAGGTAAAAAACCACTTAGTTTTATCATCTTTCATAGAGATGAAGATGTAGCAAATGCTGAATTTCGAAGATGGATGCTAGATGATGTATTAAAGCAGAGTCCATTTTTTAGAAATTTACCACACAGACATAATATAAGAATATTAACTTCTGGTCCTAGGGGTAATGTAGTATAAAAAGTTGCCCTCCATATTAAGAAATTATATGGTAATAAAGTAAGTAAATTCGGTGAAAGGATAATCCCAATACCGAGTCAAGGATCTTAGATAAATCTAAGTAATCTTTGATGTAACGAATAAAGACTTACTAACTTATATAATTATATAAGTTAAATTTATATTCTAAACTATAATAGAGTATTATAGAAATAGATTGGCAGGTGGACTAGGAACTGACTTGATTTTTGCAATCATGTCTGAGGTCAATTTTTGGCCTAACGAAGAAAAAGCCATGGAACGTGTAAATAGTACGTATATTCGTATTACATCTCGTTTTGATGTAAAAGAAAGTTTAACATTAGCCGGAAATCTAATAATTGATAGTTCTAGTAGAGGTGCAGGTGGTCCAACTGAAATATTTCTTGAGAATGCAGAACCTCAATTTACTTGGGATTGTAGACCTTCTCATTATGAAGTTAGAAAAAATCTGTACGAACGTTCAAGGGGAATAACTTTCTCAGTTTATACTGGAGATGGTAAATATCCTCCAAGAATATTAAATAAAAATGATAAAGAAGAGAACTATAAATTAGAAGATGATCAAGACCCTGATAGAGTGGAACATGTACCTATTCAATTATTTGGAGAATTTAAATCTGATTTGATTAAAGCTCTTCAAGATAAATCTGGTATTAATACAGGATCATCAGATAGTTTTTTTGGAGGTACTATAGAACACTTATCTAAATGTTCAACAATAAAGAATAGAATTCCTGAAATTATTACAGTTGATTTTTATGATAAAGAAGATAGGATTATTAATCATGTAGAAAAAATGATTAATCTTATTCCAAGAGGTACTCCTATATGGCTAGGTCTTGACTTAGGTGTAGTAGATGATACAACTGGAATAGCAGCAGTTAGTTTTGATCATTGGGAAAATATAAATGGTACTTTAGTTCCTAAAATTAAGTGTCATTTTGTTTTAGGTGTATCTAGGTTAGAAGGACAAGAGACGAGTTTATTTCACATAGAGCAGTTTATAGAAGATCTTAACAAGAAATTTAATATTATAGTTAGTGCTGACCAAGCTTTTTCTAAACAAATACTTCAATATTGTGAAAGAGAAGGAATTAGAAATAATGGGAGAATTTCTACAGATAATACTCCTTGTGAACCGGCTCTTTATTTGAAGTATATAATAAACAATGAACTTCTTGAAATTCCTGAATATAAAAGATTACAAAGAGAGGCATATGATTTAAGATATGTTGGTCCAAAACGTAAAGTAGATCATCCTAAAAAAGCATCAATATCTCCATTATTTGATAATCCTGATGGTTCTAAGCCAGGAAGCAAGGATTTATGGGATGCTTTAGCTTCTAGTGTTTATTCTTTAAAATTATCTATTGATGAAGGAGAAGAGATGGGATATTCTTCAGGAATAGCTAAACAACTCGAATCTCTTACTAAAATAACAGCGGATCCAAGAGAAGAGTCACAAAAAGAACTTCAAAACATGTTGGAAAATATATTTTAAGATTCTTTTTCCATAATATATAATCAATTCCTAGGATGGCCAGAGGAAAGTGGTCTATTGTTCGATCAAGTCCTAGGAACAGAAAAAAAAGAAAAGAGATATATTTCAATCTCTTTCTTCCATACGTTTTACAAATTCCCATTCTTCTGGAGTAACATAATCCAGAACGCTTTTTGGAATTTCTACTTCTCTATCGTTTAACATTAATTTAACTTTAACAAATAATTTATTAGGAGTAATATCTACATCAGTTACTACTCCATAAAATCCTGTTTTACGAGATTTAACTTTATCTCCTACTTTTAAATTTTTCATAATTTTCTATATTTATTATTACACATATAAGGTTTTTAGAGCTTATGATAATACTACGAAAACAAAAATATAAAGAACTTCCCTGGACCAAAGAAAATATAGAAAAATATAAGTCACAGGAGAATATGTTAAAGCACGCAAGAAATACACCAGGAAAAACGGCTGGAAAATTATTAATAAACCCAGCCAAAGATGAGTTGGTGGGATATATAGCGTGCGAAGAAGATACTATTATTGCTCTAGAAGTTTCTCCGGGGTATAGAGGAAAAGGAATAGCAACTGATTTGATAAATTCTTCTGGGGCTAATAAACTTACAGTATCAAAGAAAAATATAAATGCGATAAATTTATATAAGAAACTTGGATTTGAAATTATATCAGAAACTCCAAAAATATATTTTATGGAGAAATGATTGAACTATAGTATAATTGGCAATACACCAGATTTTGGTTCTGGGATTTCCTGTTCGAGTCAGGATAGTTCAACGAAAGAAAATAATAATAACTAATAAAAACTATGTTGAGAGTTAAAAGATTTAGTAAAGTTACTGATAAAGTTAAAGAGATAGGAAAATCTATTGAACATACAGTAACTCATCCTAAAGAAACTGGTAAGAAGGTGGTGGAGTATGTAAAGAAACACCCAGATGAAGCTATAATTCTTGGAACATCTGATATTGTTCCTGGAGTTGTTGCTGCCAAACTTGCAAAAGCTGGAAAAACAAAACAAGCAGCTATCGCAGGAACTATTGCAGCACTTCCTATTGGTGGTGCATATGTATCAGGGAAAATAGCTATTCGAAAATGGAATGAAAAAAGAAAGAAGAATAAATAGAATAGATTCGAGATGTAGTTCAGTAGATAGAACGCTTGGTTTGGGACCAAGAAGTCGCACGTTTGAGCCGTGTCATCTCGACCTAGATAAATAGACGATGAGATATCGTGGAATTTATATTTAATTTTCATTTATTCAAAATCACTAAGGAAGAGTAAAAGTCGCGAGTTACTCTTCCACTAATGAAAATTAAATAAATTTAGAGTTTGATATCTTGGGAAGCTATAAGTAGAATAAATGAAAAGAAAGATTGATTGGAACAAAGAAGAACTGGAGTATTTATTATTTGATAAGAAACTAACATATAAAGAGATAGCTAATCATTATGGAATTACAAGTGAAAGTGCTGTTCATAAAGCTATAAAAAGATTTGGAATTGATATCTCAGAAAGAAAAACTATAATATCTAAAGAAGATATAGAAATACTTCTTTTTGATAAAAAACTAACTATTTCTGAAATTTCTAAATTATATAACTTAACAGAAGGTGCAACTAGACTTAGAATAAAAAGATTAGGCATTGAATATGAAAAGAAAAATATATCTTTAGTTGATAGAAATATTAGCAAAGAAGATATTGAAAATCTTATCAAAAAACATTTAACCTATAAAGAAATCGGAAATATTTATAAAGTTTCTGCTAATACTATACAAAATTTAGTAAAACTTTATAAAATTAATAGACCTAAGAGAGGGAATGAATTTATTGTAGAACGGATAGATTCATTTGAATATGTAGATAATGTGATAACTAATGAGTCAATTGATAATAAATTTTTACCAGTTCCAACAGAATTATCAGAAAATTATAAGATAGTATTAACAATAAAAGAAGGAAATAAGTTAGTTAAATTATTTTATGTTCCTGAACTAGGAATTTGGTATAATAATTTTTCAAAATTAAAACACTCTATTGAAAATAGATTAGGGATTAATTTTCTAGAATGGGAGTGTAGATGGATTTTAAAACTGCCAATAAGTAAATTATATACTGAATATTGGATAGATAAGAAAATAGAGTACTATTATTCAGATAAGTATTTTCATACTACTGAATACATAAAGAATAGATTAAGAGAAGATCCTAATTATGTTTGTGATTTTCTCATGATAAAAAGTGATTTAATTGAACAGTTTAATTTATCAAGGGAATATTCAGAATATAAATATGAATATGATTTTACGAATACATGTGAATTTATTAAAAATAAAACTAGTAAGTTTTCTGTATTTGTAAATGAAATAAATCCTTTTACTGGAGATACAATAGGAAATTGGGAAACTAATTTTTTACATTTTATTGTAGAAAAGAAAGATAATTTTATATTAGGAGCTTATAAAAGAGCTATTAAACATAAAAAGACAGATAGTCAATTTTTGGTAGAAGCAAGAAAAGTACATGGAGATAGATATACATATTTAGATGATTATATCAATTACGTAACTCCAATAACTATTTTAGATAATTGTACTGGAGATGTATTTAAAATGTCCCCAGTAGATCATATACATAGAAAAATGGGAAATCCTATAATCAATAAATCTACTGGAGAATTATTAATTATAACCTGGTTAAAAAATTTTCAAATAAGTTATTTAGATGAAGTAGTTGTAAATAATATTAGAAAAGATAAAACTAAATCTGTTCGAATAGATTTCTCTATAGTAGTAAATAATCAAACTTACTGGATTGAATATCACGGAGAACAACACTACAATAAATTTAAAAATTTTTATAATTGGGTAGAAGATGATTTTATCAAACAGTTTCAACGAGATACAGACGTTAGAGATTATTGTAAAAATAGTAATGGAGATATTATTCTTTTAGAAGTTCCGTATATATTAAATACATATGAAAAAGTATCTGATTTTTTAAATAAAACAATAAAATATGGAATAGATCCAAATACATTAATAGATTATAAAAGTTTATATAAAATATAAATAAAAAAAATTAATTATGCGCTGTAGAGTTAAATTATTTTCAACAAGCAGCCAAATTTTAGCAAGTGATGGGAGTCATATTCCAGCACAAGTTCTTCAAGATTATCTCAATAGTGATGCTTATAAAAGCTCTATTGAATCGAAGAATATGTTGGGAGGTTTAACTCACAGAGCAAGAAATTTGGCTAATGCAAAAAACTCAGGAACAGCATTATCTAAGACTGTGGGTAAAGATGATATGATGTTACTTTGTACAGAGGCTGCTGCTCCTGTATTTTATGTAACAAAATTAGAGCTTATGCCTGATTCTTGGTGTTATGCTGAAATAGAGTTATTTGATGAAGCCTTAGCAGATGATGAGGCTGCACAAAACATAAAAAGATTAAAGTACTTATTAAAGGCCGGAGTTCGTCCTGGAGTAAGTGCAGTTATCCTTAAACAATATCTGAGGCATGAATTCAAAGTTAATTCATGAAAATGTTTTTAATTGCTGGAAAAATAATAAATTAAATCAGCAAAAACTATTAATAAAAATAGTTTCTCAACGACTAGAGTAAACACTAAGAAATTTTCTTAGATAATATAGTCTACAATTAATTATAAATTAGTTAAATAATTGGGATATTGGGATTCATCTACTTCTGGAGTAGATACATTACGTAAATTAGTAAGTATCAAGGGATTAGATGTTACTTTGAACCCTTCTTGGAAACAAGCTCAAGTAGTACAGACTTGGGATGATGAAGGAAATCTAATATCTGATGGGGAAGAAAAAAACTTTTCGGATATAGAATATACTCCAAAGGATTTTGAATTTAAAGGACTTAAAGTAAAAGCTTTCTCTGATTTAAATTCTCTTGGATGTGGAGATATGTTAAAATCATCCAAGATTGATGGAAAATTTACAAAGTTAAAAGCAAAAGTTTTCTCCGCAGATGGAATGGTAGAAGAAGTTTTAGAATCCATTAGTAAGATGCCAAAAGAACCTGTTCAAAAAGATTTCTCAGTAATTGCATTAAGAGATAGAATTCGTGAATCAAAGTATTCAACTCGTCAAAGATTTCGTGTATTGATTCTATCTTACAAACAACTTCTAAAACAGCAAGGCGGCCCAGAGAAAATAGATCCAGAAACACTTAAAATCATGAAGTCTTTGTTTACTACAGATCTTTTGGATATTATGAAGTCGATTACACCAGAAATCATGAATGGAAAAAATCCAGGAACATTACTTGGTGCTTCTAGTTTAGGTAAGAATGTACGTAAATAATATGCGTTTTTTATATGAATTGCTGGAAATATCTAAATGAGATAAATCAGCATCAAATCATACTTAGATAAATCTAAAGAAGTGATTTGTTCAACGACTATGTATATAAACTGTCAAAATAGACAGAAGATATAGTCTAAATTATAAATAAATTTTATAAATACATTGATAAGTGTACAAAAATTGTTCTTACCATATAAGATGGCTATGTCTGAGGTATCTAAAACTAATGCAATATCTAAGGCAAGATATCAAAAAATTCAAGCTGCTTATTCTGACTTTGTTAATGCAATGTTAGAGGAAATATTCGCGCCGAAGAATGGTACGAAGAAAGAAGAGCCAGTAGAAGAAGAAAACCCTGAAGAAAACAGTTAAAAAGATTATGAAAGTAGAAAGACGTAAATTATTCTCTTCTTCGATTTCTCCACGGCGCAAGTTATTTTCAGGTGGAGTAACTCAGGCAGAATATAAGAAAATTCAGTGTAGAGATTGTGGTTATATTATGGATACTTTAGCCACTACAACTAACTTCTTATGTCCTAAATGTGGAGCTGTAAATAGATTTAATGTTTTAGAAGTTACACCAAGTCCTGAAAATACTCCTGAAGCTGTACAAGTCGAAGTATCAAAAATTGAAGAAGTAGAAAAAGGATTCTCAAGACGTTCGTTATTCGGCGGAGATAATAATGCCGCTGTACAAAAAGAATTTTCAGAACCGTCGAACGAATTTGAGGTAAAATTAAAAGAATTTTCTGGCAAAACTTTAAATGAATCAGAAGTTGTTAAGGCATTTGGTATTTCCGCCGAAGATTTAGTTGAAAAAGGTTTTGCTAGTATTGATGAAGATAATAAAGTTACTATTCCTGAAACTGCATTCTTACAATCTAAATTATTCTCTAAGTTAATCGTATCAGTGACTAAGATTTTGGATTTAGACCCAATAGAAGGACCTAAGGAAGACATAATTAATATGTTAGAATCTAAAGGATCTTTAGGACCGAAAGGTATAATGCTAATTAAAAAAGCTCATTCTCTTCCACTTGAAGAAATGAAAGAAGTTGAGTTTTCTAGCACTGAAGAAGTAGAAGATTGGATTGAAGACTCTGGAATTATTGGAGACTTAAAGATAGAATTTGGTAATTCTGCAATGGGAATCAAAGAATTTACAAAAATCCTAGAAGAGAGATATGATGATGCTCCAGATAATATAATAGATATATTAATTGATCGTGGAGTAATCAAAATTCAAGGAAATCAAGTTGATATAATGAAATAAAATATTTATAAAACTCAGTATGAAAAATACAAGATTTATGGAAGTCCTATTCTCAGCTGTAGAGGATAAGGATGAAGAATTAGCAAAGCAAGTAGCCAGAGATATTGAAGATGCTAAGGCTAACGGCTCTGTTGATACTGAAGAAGTAAAATATGAAAATATCGGTGACGGTAAAGTTTCAGTAACAGACAAAGAAAATGGCGAAGTTACTATCGTTGAAAAAGCTTCCGACGAGGACGATACTTATGATATGTATCCAGCTGAACAATCTGAACAAATCGAGGGATATCTTCATCCGGAAGGGGATGGAGTAACTCCGGGTAATCAGGTAGGTGCAGTTGACGAGGAAGTTGAAAGTCATATGGATGGTAGTGCTGTTATTGCACCGAATCTTCCTGATGGTGGTTTAAATCCAGCAGCTGGTCATGAAGAAAGTGTAGAAATTACTGCACAAGAAGGTCCTGAAGCTGTAGAAGAATGCGAAGAAAAAGAATTCTCTGTAAGTACTGATAATAGCGTAGTTCTTAGAATTTTCTCAGATCAAGAATTTTGTGAAAGATTATTCTCAGAAGTTATTGAATCAGAAGAAACAGCTAAAGTAGGTGATCTTAAAGTAGAGAAAACTGGTGAAAATGAAGTAGTTGTTACATCAGAATCTACAGGTGATCAAGCAAAGGTAGAGTTTAATGGTGAAGATATGGATGTTACTGAGCTAGAATCTAAGAATTTTAGTGAAGCAGAACAGTTTGATCCGTTGTTTGTAGTAGGAGTAGATCCAGTAAATCATGTTATTGTAGATGCTCCAGAGTATGACGAAGCATCAGCTCAAGAATTAGTTCAGAGTTTAACAGAAAAAGGAGTAGCAGGAGTTAGAATTTTTGATAACCCCGAAGACGCTCGTGAATATGCTATCGATCTCTTGAATGGTCTTGGTGTAGTTGAAGATGAACAACTTGGAGAACCTGAACAAGCAGAATTTTCAGATCATACTATTTACTTAACTGAATTCCAAGCTGATAATACAGACTTTATGTGTCGTTTCTTCTCTGAATCTGTAGATAGTATTAGTGCAACTCAGGATGCTATTGAAGATGCTATTGAAAATGGTGATGAGATTGAAACAGATTCTGAAGTTATTACACCTATCGATTCTAAGACTGCAGTTATACAGGATAAAAATAAAGATGAATTTACTAAAGTTAGTTTAGAAGGTGAAGAAATGGAGCTTGAAAAGATAAGCGAAGATCAAGCAGAAGAGTTGACAGATCATATCGTTGTTTCTGAAGAAGAGGAAGACGAAGATGAGGAAGAAGAAAAAGAATTCTCTGATGTTTGGTGTGACGAAGCAGAAACTAAATTTTTCTCAGAAAATGAAGAACTTACTCAGTATATGATTCGTTTGTTCTCTGAAGAGGCTGATTCTGCTGAAATTGAAAGCGCAATCCAAACTGGCGAACAAGTAGAAACAGATAAAGAAATTATTACGCCTATCGATTCTAAGACTGCAGTTATACAGGATAAAGAAAATGGCGAATTTACTAAAGCTGAGATGGATGAAGAAGTTCTTGATGTTAATCCTATCTCAGAAGCAGAAGCCGATAATCTAACAAACAGTATTGCAGTAGAAGATAAAGTTGAAAATCATGAAGAAAAAGAATTTTCTGAAGATATCTACTGTAATGAGGCAGAAACTAAATTCTTCTCTGAAGGTGAGGAATTTACTGAATATATGGTTCGTCTATTCTCTGAAGAAGATGGTCATTGTCCAGTAGAAAAAGCTATTGAAACTGGTAAGAAAGTAGAAACAGATAAAGAAATCATTACTCCAATTTCAGCTACAGAAGCAATTATAGAAGATAAGGAAAATGGTGAATTTACTAAGGCTACTATGAGTGAAGATGATATTGAATGTCATCCATTATCAGAAGAAGAAGCTGACAAACTTGAAGAACATTCTATTGATAAAGAAGAAAAGAAATTCTCAGGAGATTATGAAGATCCTATTCTTAATAAATTCTTCTCAGATGTTGTAGGTGCAGTTCCTGTTCCTGCTGGAGAAGTAGATCCTAATACTCCTGTAATTCCTTTAGCTGATCCTAATGCTGTAGCTCCTCAGGAAGTAGCAGTTCCGGCAGGTGTTGCTCCTGCACAAGGTGGTGCTACTAGTGTTGAAGCTATTGAAGATAAAGCACTTCAGGCAGTTCAAAGTATCCAAGCAGTAGCAGAAGAAGCAGCTCAGCAAATTATGGAAGCAAAACAAGCTCCTGCACAGGCTCAAGAACAAGATCTTCAGGAAGCTCAGTTCTCAGAAAAGAAATTCAGTGATACAAATGATACTCTAGTATCATGGTTGACTGGAAATAGTTTTCGTAAGTAATTAAATATAAATAGATAGGTTTATGGTTATCCTCAAAAACCATTTTACATAAACTAAAAATAATAAAAACATTATATACATTATGAATACACAGTATTTGCAAATGATGCAGACTCCTTCAATGATGGAGGCTCTTATTAATAGCTCAGTATCAGCAGAAGATGCTAACCTTCGTTCTCGTGAATATGCTAAGATGTTCTCTCGTAACGATGAAATGAAAGATTTGTTTGGTCTAGGTAATGCAGGTAATTTGCTGCAGAAGACTTTCTCTGGTTATGCAGAAACTCCGTTGCTGTCTACTCAGTATTTCAATGCTTCTGTAGCTTCTTATGTAAGCTCATTCGCAGGTTATATGTCTATCGAACGTGACTTTGATCAGCCTAATGGTTTGTTCTATTGGTTCGACGTTTTGGGTGTAACTGATATGCGTTCTGTTATTCCTAACTTAGGTCCGGATAACTATCAGGATATTCAAGCTATGGGTAACTTTACTTTGAATATTACTCCGACTACTAATGCTGACTACTCTTCTTTGATTGGTCGTAAGATTATCCCTGGTACAGTACGTGTTAAGATTGCTACTGCAACTGAAAAATTCGAATTGATCGATAATGGTCAGGGTGCTTTCATGGCTGTTGCTGGTAAGATTTCTAACGGTACTATCAACTATTTGAATGGTCGTGTAGAATTTACTTTGGCTACTGCTTTGGCTGGTGATGCTGCTACAGAAACTATCACTATTGTAGGTAAGGAAGATGTTACTGGTACTCCTTGTAATACTATTGGTGCTTCTAATGCACATGCTAATGATAAGAGATTTATCGCTAAGATGCAACAGCTTGGTTTGGCTACTGTACCTGATATGTTGGTAGCTGAATATAACATTGCTGCTTTAGGTGCTATGAAGAAAGCAACTGGTTCTGATATGGCTACTTTCTTGTTCACTAAGCTTCGTGAATTGTATACTAAGGTAATTAACTATAAATTGGTTTCTACTTTGGAAGAAGGTTATAATGGTAACGTTATGGCTGACTTGGATTTGACTCAGGGTGCTATGACTGGTCAGTTCATGGATTATCGTTCTAGAGTTGACTTGTTCGATGCTTACTTGATTAATGTTGAAAGTGCATTGGCAACTAAAGCTGTTAAGGGTGTTGATGTTACTGCCTATGTAGCTGGTAATATGGCATCTAATCAATTCCAGAAGGGTGGAATGATTGGTAAATGGGAACGTAATACTAAGATGACTTATATCAATGACCTGTTGGGTTGGTATAATGGTATTCCTGTACTTCGTTCTACTGATATTGCTGAAGCTCCGGGTGAAGGTACTTTCTATGCAATTCACAAAACAAAAGATGGTCAGATGGCTCCGCTTGCACGTGGTATCTATATGCCTTTGACTGATACTCCGACTATTGGTAACTACAATAACCCAACTCAGATGGCTTCTGGTATCTACTATCAGGAAGGTACTAAGTATATGGCTCCTGAATTGGTACAGAAGGTTACTTTCAAATTCGGTATCTAATTAAACCATAAAAATCATTTGGATCGTTAAACTCTCAGATCCCTAAAGAATAAAATGATTTTAAACAAAGAGAGGGATTCCCTAGGTCTTATAGACTTAAGGTTCCTTCTCTTTTTAATTTTTACAATTATGGCAAGTACATTTAGATTAAAGAGAAAATTATATTCTGATGATAAAGGCGGAATGAGTACTGGGAAAAAATTAGCTTTAGGTGGCCTCGCAGCAGGTGCAGCCATTCTTGGGGCTAAAAAAGGTGCATTTGGTGCTAACATAATGGCTAAAACTAATACTGGACTAATGAAAGCTGGTAAAGCTGTTGGAGGAAAAGTTGGAGATAGAATGATGATGTCTGGAGCTAAGGATTTTGGAGTTGCACGAGCTAAACAAATTGATAATGCACTTTTAAAGAAAACAGGATCTCAGATGACAAAACAAGCTTTTAATGCAAAAGCTGATCAAAAAGGTATGCAGGCACTTGGAAAAATTATGAAATAATTATGGCAACTTATAAGCTTAAAAGAAAAAATTTTGGATTATTTTCTCCATTCGCCAAAACAGCGGCAAATTGGACTGCAGCAAAAGGAGCTTTTAAAGCAGGAGAAAATGCCAAAGGTTTTAAGAATTTAGCTTCTACTGTGGGAAGAGGCACTATTGGAATAGGTAAAGGATTAGGTGTTGCTGCCGCCGGAACTGCTGCATTAGGTGCTGGTACATTTTTAGCAGCAGAAAATAAAGCTAATAGTTAAGGAAGAAGTTAATCCCTGAAAATTAATTTTAAAATATTAAAATAAGTTTTATGAGTGATGTAATTTACAGAGGTCTTAAACTCTCTTCTAATAAATGTAGGTATTTTCAAGTAAAAGAAGGACAAATAAGCTCTATAGTAGAGGATACTTCAAGATCTACTCTCACTCTAACTTATTCTCCAGGAAGTACTTCTGGAAGTTTATCAGATCTTTTAGGAATACCGTGTACTGAAAAAAGAATTGACATGCTCCCTACAGGACTTCCTAAATTATTTAAAAATACTTATGTTACATTAAATGGACTTAAGTTAAGAAAATTAACTTATGATCCACATACTATTAATATAGTTATTGTAAATGACTCAGAATCTAGAGTTATCCAAAACTATAATTATACAACAATAGTAGTTTCGGAAGGAGATTATAAAAATCCTGAGTTTATAAATTTCTTGTTTTACTCTGGAAATCTTATATATCTTCAACCTATTGGACCTAGACCAAGCTGTTATGAGATAAGAAATTTTCCTAAAATTATAATTAGTTCAGATGATGTTACACTTGAATCTGAATCTGAAACAATATTTACATTAAGAAGGAAATATAATGATTATGTTATAAGGGCTGTAGATTATCAAGATCAATTTATTCTAGAATTACGTAAAATTTTAGATGATTATGGTTTAGAGTTAGTTAGAATTAATAAAGAAACTACATTAACTAAAACATCACATGTTGTTTATCAATTTCTTCAGACTCCAGTGAAAGATAATCATCCTAAGTATTCTGATGATAAAGTAATGCAGCATAAAATACCAGTTGAATTTTATCTAAGAAGTACTGATATGCCATTATTCTTTGACTTTAAAAATAGATATATGAATGTCACATTACTTACTAATTTCTGTGAATTCAAAACATCAGATAGATATGGACAAAGATGGACAGCTGCAATAAAATGGGGAGGAATAACTGAAGATTTTAACCAGACATATCAACAAGATGATAATTCAAATTTCTCTTATCAATGTCAATTCAGATGTGAACTATTTTTCTATGAAGTAATTGATGATAGATATAAATTCCTAGAAGAAATAGTTCAGAATATAGAGTTTGAACGAAATAATCCAGATTATCATTATGAAGTTCCGGTTGATACTGAAACAACAATTATAAACAAAGGGTTATGATAAATTTTAGAAAGAAGAAATACCTTATCCAAAATTTAATGCCGGACGCTATTGAATATTTAAAGAAACAAGGATTACGGCCTAATATTATAACTCCAGAGCAAGCAGATAGCGTTAGTAGAGTTAATTCTAAGGCTATGGTTTTAATTTCATTTATAAAAAATGAGTCTGGATATTATCAAATTCAAGTACAGGATAAGGAATTATACAATTATACTCAAAAATTAATCAAAGATATTTTTAGAATGAGAATAACTGATATTAATAAAGAAACCAGAGTAATCACAGCAGAAACTGATCACTTAGGAATAGCTTTTGATATTATAGAAATTCTCGCTACAAAATATAATTTATCAGTTGTGGCATGATTAAATTTAGACAGAAAGAATTTACAGAATATGATGCAATGAGAAGTCTTTATGTAAAACTTATGCGATATTCTGATAGAAATAAATTCGGAGTAATAGATACTAGTGCATTAATTCCTGTTCTTAGAGGAAATAATGTAGTAATCGAAAGATTTGTAATTAGTACTTCTATGTTTGGAAAAGATAAATATAGAATGTATCTAAAAATTGGTGCCAAAGCAAAGTTACCAGATGAGGTTAGACTTCCAGGTAAAACATATGATAAACGTCTTGGAAATATGCAATTAAACGTAAGTCATTCTATATTTGCGCCAAAAGATAGTGATCCAAATTGGAATAATAACAATAATGGAGGAAATAATAATACTTCTTTAGGAGACACTTCTGGACCTAGGAATGATAATCCTGAAGAAAGAAGAGGTGGAAAAAAGAAAGAAAAGAAGTATTCAGAATTTCCAGGATCAATTTTAGAGCAAAGAGAATTTAAGAGTAAAGGCGGTGATAAACAATATCCCTATCTATCTGGTTCATTCTCTCCTTCCTTTGATCTATCTTATGAAGTTTCTGAATTGCTTGGAGAGGCTATCAAATATGATAAAAAATCAAGATCATTGGTCTTAGAATTCAAATCTATCGAAGATGCTATTAATGCATTGAATATATTACCCTTCGGATTAGGTTATAAAATATATTTACTTAATGCATGATGATTGTAAAGAGATTTTCTCAAACCAAGATATTAAATACTAATAACCCAGCTCTTGGTTTCACTAAAGGGAGAAAATATGATACAGATATGGATAGACTGGGTAGAATGAATACTTCTCAACGTGAATTAGCTGGAATCGGTAATTTAGGAAAAGAAATGAGAAAATTAAATCAAGAATTAAATCGTGGAGGAAGAGGTAAATGGCAAGATACAGATTAAAAAGAAAATGTTACAATGCACTAACTGAAGCTGCCGGAAATACACTTGGAGGAGTTACAGAAGGAGTTGGTAAAGCTCTTGATAATAAAGTAGCCGGAATCGCTGGTGGTGTTTTAGGAGCTACTAAATTAGGAGGAACTATTGGAACAATGATAGGGGGACCATTTGGAAGTATTTTAGGTATGGGAGCTGGTTATCTCTTAGGTTCTGCAGCTACTAGAGGTCTTGGAAAAGGTCTTAAAACTGCCGGTCAAGATATGCAGACTTAATTATAGGAGGATTTAGATTATGATTAAGTTTAGACAAAAAGAATTTTTTTGGGGAATGGCTTTAAATGCTGCAGGGGCTATTGGTACAGGTCTTTCTCTAAAACAAGGCTCTGATCAAATGAAACAAGCTGAGGAACAAGCAGCACAGGCAGAGGAGCAAAATAGAAAGATGACCAAAGCTTTAAATAAAATTGCAGAAAACGCAAAAAATAATCCACAAGCAGCACAACAAGCAGCAGATGTAATGGGACAAAAACAGTTTGCTCAAATAAATTTTGCAAAACTTACAGCAACTCTTAAGAATAATAAAACTTTAGGAAATGCTAAAGGTCTCGCTAAAGATGTTGGTAAAATTGTGTGGAAAGGAAAAAATAAGCTGATTGGTGGAACTATGATGGGAGCTACAATGGCAGGAGCTTCATATCTTACTGATAAAGCAATTCAAAAAGATATGAAGAAAAATGGAATGCCTCTTGAAAAAACCTATTCTGCTGGATCTATAATGAAAGCAGTAAAAGGTACTGGAAAAGTTTTAGGAGAAGCTGCAAAAAAAAATAAAGGAACGTTAATAACGATGGCTGCTCTAGGTTCTGCTCCCATGGCTCTCGGATACTCTGCTGAAAAAGCTCAATATAAAGATCAGATGGCATTAACTCAGAGAAACTATGCAGTCCCTGGAGTAATGGCAGTTAAAAGATTATTTACTGGCGCTTCTAAATCTGTAAGAAATTCACAGATATTTAAAACTCCTGGACAAACAATTTTAGGTGGACTTTCTAATTTATCTGGCGGAGGTGGTCGAAAAGGTGTATACAAATTCGGTCATCAGTTAAATAGATATGGAAAACATTCAGGTTCAGTATGGTCTCAAAAAGCAGGTAAGTTCATCATGGATAACCCCAAAACAGCCTTAGCAGGTAGTATTCCAGTCGGTGCTGCAGTTTTAGGAGCAACGTGGGGAACTGGAGAGAAGATAGTAAATAAAACAGCTCGGGCTCTAGATAAAGATGCTTTCAAATATCAAGATTCTAAAAATCAAGAAATACAATGATTATAAAAAGAAAATTATTCACTAAATACGACGATACTGATAATCTTAAGAGAATGAAAGATTCAGATATTCTTGCTGAAAAACCAAAACAAGCTCCTGGATATGGTTCTGTAGCTGGTGCTGCTCTTGGTGGTGCTGCTCTTGGTGGAACAGTTGGTGCTGTTGCTGGAGCTTTCGGAAAGAATAAGGCAGGTCGTAGTTTACTCGGAAGAATGGGTAAAGGTGGAAAAACTGGATTAGTTGTTGGTGGTCTTCTAGCAGGTGGAATGGCTCTTCGAAATAGAAATAAACAAGCTGAAAATAATGAATGGTATAATAAAAGACTTAATTATGCTCAGAGACAGGCTAGACGAAGAGAAAAACAGGATTGGAAGACAAATATGACTCAAAGAGATGGTTATTCCTATTAAAATTAATAAAAAATTATGGCAAAATTTAAACCAAAGAAAATAATCAGAGATGTAAAGGAGTTTTATAAAAATAACCCTACGGCAAAAATTACTACTGCCACTGCTGGATTTTCTGGAACTAATCTTGCTATTAATGCTACTAGAAAAAATTCTGATAAAAAATATCAAGATGAACAGCTAGAAGCAATGGATAAATTAACTAAAGCACTTGGAGGAGTTAATAAAACTTTAAAAGAGGTAGAAGTAAAAGAACCTAAAAAGACAACCTCTTATAAATTTAAAAAAATCTTTTCCGAGAAAAATGATAATAATATGATTACATTTAGAAGAAAAGACTTTAGTATATTATCTGATACTGTTAAAGGAGCTATAATTGGTGGAAACGTAGCTACTCTAAGTTTACCATTATCCGGAAAAGATGCTAAAAATATTAAATATGAAGGAAGTAACCCTACTTTCCGAAAATTAAATACTCTAAGTCCATTTGCTAAACGACTTGGAGTAGTAGCCGCCGGAACATTAGTCGGAGCAGCTCTTGGAGCCTTAGTTGGTACTATAAAAAAAGGTGATGAGGCTATTTCCAGAAAGTTAACAGTTGACAATAGATTAATGGATAGAGTAGTAGAGGATCTTAAGAAAACAGGTTTTAAAGAAGGCTCCGATTTTACAAGAGATCCTAAAACGGCGGATTCTCTTAAATCAGCAATAAGTGTAGCTATAACAAGAAATTCTGGTGAACTTAGACTTCTAGTAAATACAATAGCAGATAATAAACTAAAAGATATAACAAAAAACATAATACGAAATCTACCAAACTCAAGTGCAGTAACAGAAGAAAGTAAAAGTAGATATAATGAGATTTCTATAACTACTATATCTGATGGAACCGCTGATGTTGGTTTAATAGCTGGAATATGTGAAAAATTTATAAGAAATAAATATCCAGTATATCTCGTAGAAGTTGGTTAAATAAAACAATTAATTATTATATTTAAATTATGGCACAATGGACTGAAACTCTCGAACCGTATGTAAAAGTTATAGAGAGAGTACATACCGCAGCTCTTAATCCTACTGCAGGTGAAAGTTTAATTATCGGAGTGACTTTAATTTCTGATGCAGGCCCAGCAGTTCCTACACTGATCTCTAGTCAATCTGAATTCTTAAAAACTTATGCTTCAGGGGACTTAACAGAAGATTATATGGCATCCTTGAATAATCTTTATCATGATGCTAATAATACAGGAGATAAAAATGTAGCTGCAACAATGTGGATGAATGCTTATAGATTGGCTGGCTCTAATGTTATGCTGGTTTGTAGAGCATCTAAAGCTAACGATATCTACTACGCTAAACCCATGACTAAAACTGATTATAGTACATATATCCTTAGAGATGGTGCTTTAATGAAGGGATTTAGAGATGCTGATAAAGGTGTCGTTAAGTTTGTTCTTGATATTGATGGTGATGATGCAGAACATGATCAAGATGGATGGTCAATTAATTTGAATGGAGTAGGTATTCTTGGTAATCGTACCACCGATGATGGTCCTCAATATGATTACTATGTAAGAACTCTCCCCGACTTAGTAAATCAAATGAATGAAACTAATAAATTCTTCTCTCCATCTTATAAATTCTTCACAGATCCTAATAATATCATCTCTGAAAATGAAACAACTGATCCCGATAAAGCAAAGGCAGTTGTATTCTATGAACTTTATCTAGGACAGGATATGCTAGATACTTCAGACTCTAGATGTCCACTAGGAAAGCAGTATATCGTGATTTGTGAACCTGATTGGACTAGTGATAATCCTAATCAAAAACTTATAGATATTAATGCTTCCGCTTGGTCTGGTTTCGAAGAACAGAAATATTATGCAGTTAATCAATATAACTCTAATACTGATCTGAGAGTTAGAATTAGACGTTTTAATCATGATGCAGTAGTTACCAAAGAATTAACTAACCCTGCTTTGAATGAAAACTCTGATTCTCCTTATATGGTACTATCGGCCGTTCTAGATACCTATACCAAGAAAGGAACAGTAGAACCGTCAGAAAGTATCCTACAGCGAGATTTTTACGAAGTCGCTGTTCTTGATCCTAATATTTCTGACGAAGTGCAGTTCTTTAATATAGGTAAAGTAACCGGCCGTGGAGATATGGAAGTATCAGAACTCAATGAACTCCTAAGTATGATTCAACTTCAACTCCCTGACGATATGAGAGAGCTTGGATTGAACTACTATGGATACGGAGCTGATGATAAAGTATGGGTAGAACTTGATCCTAATGACCCAAATGCAGGTTCTTATAAACAAACAGTTTCTTCAATGACTGATCTTTACAACTCAAAAGGTATGTCAGTTGGAGATGTTTACCGAGTTGGATCTGGAAGTTCATATAAGTACTATGAATATCAAGAAAATGGTGGAGATCAAGTTTATGCAAAATTAGGCGTAGATCCAACTGAAACAGATATTCTTGATGTATCTGAATCGGATCTTAAGAAAGCACTTGACGAAATCAACATTCAGGAAATCTATGTGGTTGAAGGATTATGTGACCTTGGAAATACATCACTAAGTTTCCAGAATTACTTGGCTAATATGGCTATCAATTCTAACTATTTCTATCCAGTATCAACAGTTCAGAGCACAAATTATATGACTATCGCTAATAATGCAACTAAAATAGCACAAGATTCATATAAACTCTATCTGTCTGCACCTTGGGATATCGACTCCGGTACATTTGGATGGAAATATTATTGCTCACCTGCTGTTGTTTACTGGGAAGCTGTAGCTAGAAACCGTAGAAATAATGCAGAATTTGCTCCTGTGCTTGGACAAACTAATGGTATTGTTCAGTATCAAAGACCTATGACAGAGTTTAATAAGAAAACTCGTCAACTTCTGCTATCAAAACGAGTAAATACTGTACTCTGGAATTATCAAACTAACGCTTGGAATATGAATGATAAACAAAATTGTCCAATTTATTGAAATTGAATTTTTATGAACTGCTGGAATTTATATTAAAAATAAAAATCAGCAAAAAGGATTACTAATATAAATCCTTTCTCAACGACTAAGTATAAAAGATAAATAAATTTTATTATTTTTCAAGATATAGTCTAGCGAAATTACCAAATAATTTTCTAAAACGAATTATACTAAGCAAAGTGTGGATAATATTGTTTCAGATGAAGGTAACTCTCGTTTAGCTATTCGTATCTCAAAAGCTATGCCTATATTACTTAAACAGTATATAGGTTGGAGAATTGCACCAAAACTTTGGGAAAGTGCGATTGGAACTATTGACTATTGGTTCAAATCAACTATTCTCCCAATGTCTTATAATATCGATGATTACCGTATTATCATCGATGAGACAAATAACCCTGTTCAAATTCAGCGTAAATAATTGCGCCTTGGATTTTTATATTACCGAGAAAAATAAGAGAATTGCTGGAAGATAATAAAATAAATCAGCAAAAATAGATAATAAAATCTATTTCTCAACGACTATGTACTTATTGAAATGATATAGTCTGATCTTAAATATTAATTTTATATTTAAGTTTAACAATAATGCAGAATAAAATGGTGGTTAACGTTTTGGTTAGATACCAGAGAGCTTTGAAATATGTCATCGTAGAGTATATGCGATTATTATACCAATTGCTGGAACTTAATAAATCCAAAAATCAGCAAAAATAGATATAATTCTATTTCTCAACGACTAGATGTATAATTAAAATCTTTCATGAAGATTTTAAAAGATATAGTCTGAACATGAGTAGATAATACTTAGCAAACATATTGATATCACGACATTTTCGACGTTGGTATGGATCTTGCAGTCTCAGAGTACGAAGATACTAGAGGAGCAGCCCTTGAATAATAAAAACTATGATAGTATGCTGGAGAAATCTGGCATACTATCCTTTATAAATAATAGAATATGCAAAAATTTACAAAAGATGATATAATAAATAATATTATTTCGAAATTAACTAAAGATATCGAATTCCTAGGATTAGAAAACTATTCAAAAGATATATCTACAAAAAAACTAAAAATTATTTTAAGATGTAAATTACATAATATAAGTAAAATTATAAAATATTCTAGTTTTATATTAAATGGATGGCATTGTCCTGAATGTTCAAAAATAAAAAGAACACTTCCAGAAAATATAGCAATAGAAAGAATACAAAAATCCATATTAAAGAAGAATAATGAAGGGAATAATATATCTTTTTTAGGATTTGTAAATTTTTGGAAAGGCTCATCAACGAAATTGATTTTAAAATGTAATATTCACAATATTATTTGGAAAACAACAACCTATAATGGATTTATTTCGAATAATTTAATTGGTTGTCCTGAATGTTCAAAAGAAAGAAAAAAAAGAAAATTAACTAATTTAGAAGCAGAAAATAATATAATTGAATTTCATAAATCATCTTCCATAAATGAATTGTCAATATTCTATAATATTCATAATAGCTATACAGGTTATAATTCTCCAGTTGAATTAGTTTGTTGTAAACATGGAAAATTTTCATGTTATTATAGTTATTTAATGACTGATAAAAGTAGAAATATTATACTATGTCCTAAATGTAGAGAGTTATTTGAACGTGAACAGGAAAAGAAAAGATATTATAATTTAATAATAAATAGAGTAAATTATTTAAATAAAAAATATAATATATCTTTAGAATTTTTAGGATTTAAAGAAGAATTCAATTATCAAAATACATATTTAATACTGAAATGTAATATTCATAATCATATTTGGGATACTACTAGACTAGGTATATTTTTAAAACATGAAGGAAAATATTGTATATATTGTTCAAAAACTAGTAGTATCTCGTTTATGGAAAATTCTTTATACTCTATTTTAAATAGTTATTATTTAAACATAATTCGTCAATATAAATTAATAATAAATAATAGAATATTTCATTTAGATTTTTACATTCCTGAATTAAATACTATTATAGAATATGATGGAGAACAACATACTCATTGGATAAAATATTTTCAACCTACATATCAAGACTTCGTAAATCAAGTCAACCGAGATAGATGCTTAGAACAATATTGCAAAGAAAATAATATAAAACTTCTTCGAATTCCCTATAAAGATAATAATAGAATCCCTGAAATCATAAAGATATTTTTCGAAGAAGGAAAAGATATAACAACAAAAGTAGAACCTAAATTATTACCAGTATTATATCATGGATAAAACATTATTAATAGATCTTAAGAAGAAGTTATTTATACGAGCAGCATTAGTCAATTTAACTTCTCTTGACGAAATTTTAGATTTAAATGACTACCTTAGTGCAGATGAAATACTACTGGAAATAATTAAGGAGTCATTAAGAGAATTTGAAAATACTCTACCATTAGTTCTGGAGATGAAAATGAACCGTTCTCAGATGTGTAGTTGTGAGAACATGGGACTTGAAGGATATTGTGAGATTAAGAGTAATTTTACATTATTTCTTGATTGTAAAATATCGGAAGATCAGATTATATTAGTTCCAAATTCTATTCCTATGTACAGAATAGGTTCTATATCTTATCCAGCTCCAGGAAACTATACTTATTTTACGGATTATAGACGTCCATATGTTTTTATGATGGATATGCCTAGCTATGATCAATTTTATGTTAGGGGAATATGTAGTCGACCAATAATTCCTGACTTTCTTCCTGATAAAACGTTTAATCCAGGATCATCTAAAGCAGCTATTTATTGGCTGAATATAGAAGAAGGATCAAGGGGTACATTTTTCATGGACCTTACATTATGTCATTTATT